ATACCTCCGTTTGCTAGAGCTGGGATTCCTCCCCCAGAGCCACCAGAGAATTGATTACCAAAGTTTTTAATGAATCCCCCAATAGCTACCAAAGCTACTCCAGCAGCAATAGCTGTAGCTGGATTTTTAAATGATGCCTTTATAGCTATCATTCCTAATCCAATTTTTATAGCCGCCTTTCCTATCTGTATAGCTACATCTCCTAGCATCCCTAACAGACTACCAAAAGCTGATCCTAGACTAGCGTCTCCTGATGTTATAGATGATAAAGTATCTCCTATCCCATCAGCTATAGCACTCTCTAGATTGCCAAATTCCATGCCGACCTTTTCTGTAGTCTCTATTAGATCTGCCAAAAATCCATGAGAAAAGTTAGCTTTAGGTAAAACTCCTCCAGCAGCACCTCCTCCTGAGTCAGTTCCAGCATCTGTTCCACCTGCACCGCCTACAGTTCCTACTCCAGAAAGTAAAGTATTTTTAAATTGATTTACTAGACCCTTAGCTTGATCTAAGGCATTAGAAAGCCCTTTTTTAACTCCATCCACTGTAGCATACTCTAGATTACTACTTAAAGCATCCTCATAGCCATCTATAAAAGTTTTTGCTATATCTAATCCTCTTTGAGTTGTTATTCTCTGAGACTCATCAAACCCTTCTTTTAATATATCTGTAAAACTAGCATCAAATCCATCCTCTGAGAAAGCCTTTATAAGCCTCCACATAGTAGAGAAAGCATTTACTACCTGATCTATTTGAGACTTAGCAAAAACAAAAGCAGATTTAAAAGCTGATCTTAAGCCAAAAATAGCGACTCTTACAAATTTACTGCTGTTGAATAGATCTACAAATCTGTTTTGTAATCCTACAACTACTGGGAGGATCTCATTCCAATTTTTATAGATTACTGTAGCTATTGCGGCTAAACCAGCTGCTACTAACCCTATTGGGCTAAGTATTACGCCTAGTAATCCTATTAGAGATCCTATAGATGATATAACAAAAGGCAGAGCTGCAGCCACTCCAGCCATAGCTAAAGAGAAAGTTTGGACTTCTGGTGATAAATCCTTAAAGGCTTTTACAGCATTTACTACAATAGTAGAAACATTCTGGATCACTGGAAGAAATACATCCAGCAAAGCTGATCCTAAATTTGTAAAAGTTGCTTTTAGATTGTTTAGAGATTTCTCTAACTTGAAAGCTGAGTCTTGCTCTAGCGTTTTAAATGCTTTTGATGTTATTCCAGCAGTTTGATTCATACTGCTAAAGATCTTCCTAGTACTTTCTAGATTTGATCCCATAAGATCCAAGACTCCAGCCAATGCTCTAACATTTCCAAATACATTACCAGCCGCCTCTTCATTATCTCCAAAGCTGTCCGTAAGCGTTTGCAAAGTAGCTAAAAGACCCTCTTCTCTAAGCTGCATTCTAAGCCCAGCAGATGTTAATCCTAGCTGCTCTAATTGTTTCTCAGCTGCCTTAGTTGGATTTAGTAAGGCTGTCATTATACCTTTGATCTGAGTTGATGCTGTAGCCGCATCCGTACCAGTTCTAGACATAGCCGCAAAAGCAGCACCGACCTCCTCAAATTTTATCCCTAGCTGACTAGCAAAAGGCAAAACTTTACCCATTGACATAGCCAGACTATCTGCTGATAATTTACCTTCCCTTACAGCTCCAGTCAAAATATCAGTAGCCTGCTCAGCATTTAGATTCTCTATTCCGTAAGCATTAAGAGCTGAGGTTGCTAGATCTGCCACAATAGCAGTCTCTCCTAATCCTATAGCGCTAGCTTTAGTAGCTTGATTCAAAACAGACAAAGCATCAGCTCCCCTTAGTCCAGCTGAGGTAATAAAGAATAAAGCATCAGCTGCCTCTTTGGAAGAAACCCCAGTATCTGCAGCCATCTGCTTCACCTGAGTTCCCATTCTATCTACCTCATCTCCAGCGACTCCTACAAGAGTTTTTATCTGAGTCATTGACTTCTGAAAATCAACAGCTGACTTTATTGCAGCTCCTCCAGCTAATGCCAGAGGTAATGTCACTCTAGTCTTTAGAGTTGCTCCTATAGCTTTAACTTGTCCGCCAAATGCTTTTAAACTACCAGAGGCTTGTCTTAGTGAAGTTGTAAGCCCTCTAGCATTTCCTAGTATATCTACTCTTATTTTTTGATCTGCCATAATGCAAAATTAATAAAAAAAAGGCGCTAATCCTTTTCTTGATTATGCGCCCTTTGTACTCTAGCCCAAAACTTCTCAAACTGCTCTCTGGTAGATTTTGGCTCTATCTTATTTTTGTTGATTTTATCTTGAGGAAGTTTCATGAGTTCCTCTGGTTTTTTCATCTCTGACTTTTTCGTACAGTTTACATTGTGAATCATTGTCGCTAAGTATCTAATCCTCTCCCATTCTAGATTTTGCCTTATATTATAAGACTCCCCTAGGAGTTGATTCTCTGCCCATGTATTATTCCAGAATGTATCAGGATCTATGCCTACTTGACCTATATAGTAATCCAGTAAATCATCCCAGCTTACTCCTGCTTTTTTGGAGCTGCTTTCGTTTTTTTTTCTGGATCTGGATTTCTATCTATACCTACATTGAGATCATTACCTAGTATTTTTGATTGCATCATAGCCTCTACTATTCCAGTAAGCTCCTCCGCCTTCATGTCATCTAGCCATGATCCCACAGTATAGATAGTATAATTTATTTCCTTATTATTTTCTCTGTCAAAAGTAACTAGACCAGAATAAATTAAGGCTCTGATAGCAGACAAAGAAACTCCACCATCAAAAAGATCTCCTATTTGTTCAAGCTTTACATCTAAAATATCACAGAACTCCGCCCAGAAGTTCATATTAAAGCGCATGACTCTATCCTCACCGCCTAGACTGGCAGTATAGTAGCCTCTTTTGATATTCATGTACTAGCTTATGAGTTGGTAGAGATGGTGATTGCTCCAGTTCCAGTAATAGTTCCAGAATAAGATACAGCTGATTCCATTTCAGCGCTTACCTCAATACTAGAAATAAAACCTTCGCCAGTTATTAACTGATCTCCAGTAGTAGCAGTTCCAAAAGTAAAATCTACTTTACTTCTGTTATTTACTAATGTGATAATTCCATCAGCATTAGTCTTACTTGATCCCTCATCAGTATAATCCACCAAACCATCAAAAGATACCTCAAAGGATCTTAATCCTGAGATCGCTTCTGAATAGCCTCCGCTGTCTTTAGAGGTTGCTTCTGGAAGATCATGATTGATAGTCATAGAGCATGAAGTTGAATGTCCTAGAGGCTCTAATGTGCCTCCATCGGCTACTAATTTCAAAACTAGATCAGTTCCGTTAAATACTGTACTCGCCATAATTCTTTATTTTTTACAAATATAATACTTTTTAATTTTCTCAAATATCTTCAAATCTTCCATTTTATTTAAATGCCATATATAAATAGGTATCGTCTGATCTGTTCCAATGTACAGAAGAAGAAACAGATCCCCTTGCTACTTCAAATCCATCTGTAATAAATTTACCCGAACCATAAGAAGAAGCACTGTTTGCATTTTCAGAATAACTTTCATTTGCATATAGGTTTTTCTCATCACCCCTTCTTATATCTATCATTTCCCAATTACTTCCGCTACTATCTACATTTTTAACCATTACAAAACTTGGGTCAAAACCTAATCCTGTTATTTCTTTGCTATAATCATTAGTTCCATCACCCTCATAAGTCCCTATCTTACTATATCCTGCAACTGAATGCCAACAATAAAAAATCATATTGAAAGAAGAAGTAGAAAATTTGTGAGTAAAAACAGTATCTGTTGGCGAAGTGTAATCCCAAAAGTTATCACTTACTGCGGCAGCAGTTGTATTAAGTTGTAAATACTTGTCGTTTCCTACGTCTTTATGATAAACATACCATCCATAACCTGATGAATTTGTTATTTTTTGAAATATTACTTCAGGTGCTTGTGATAGTCCGTGTGCAATAGTTTGAGTATTATTATGGTTAGTTACTTTTACTACACTAAAACCTGCAGCAGTATTTGCACTAACATCTGATGCAATAGATGGTGTAGATCCTGTAATTGAATTTACTCCGATATTGACCGCATCGCCTCCTGCTTTCCAATTCCAAGCTACAAGGCTATTATTATTACCATTAACGTGTGCTTTAGAACCTAAAAAGAAGCCATTATCTTCAAAAGATGTTAAAGCATCAGAATGTGTTCCTTCAGAACCTGTGCCATTACTGTTAAGTGTTTTAGTTGCACCTCTTACGGAGTCGTAAAGCATATGGTTATTTGTAGTATCCCTATTCTTTATCCAAACAAAGTCAGGTTGAAACCCTACATTTGAAATATATTGAGTACTACTATTCCCCTCATACAACACCGCTTTAAAGTTAGATGTATCTACTTCAGGCTTTTCGTTGTATAGTTCGGTTACTTGATCTGATGTAAGGGCAGAATTAAATAAACGCAATTGATCAACTAAACCATTATAATCAAAACTACTTGAATTTCCATCACCTCTCATACCAATCCTGTTATAATTAGTTCCTCCTGAATATTGCGTTGTAGTACCTGATGATACAGTTGCTATAATACTTCCATCTATATACCCTTTTAGATTTGTGCCATCGTGAGTCATTACAATATGATGCCAATTACCATCATTAATACCTTGCATTGCGGTATTATTTATAAAGTATTGATTTGACCCATCATATATGCCCATTCCATTAGTGCCACCACTATAACCACCCAAAATGATACTTATATACATAGGATCACGAAAAGAAGTTATATAGGCTGAAGTATCAGTTGAATTGATCCAAATAGACAAAGTAAAATTATAGTTTGTAAATCCTGAAAATCCATTTATTTGTATTGAATCCCCACCACCATCAAAACTCGCAGCTTGACCATACCGCCCAAACCTGTACTCAACGTTCGTGTCTGTTCCATCGTTACCCCCTGTAGAAAAGTCCTCTGAACTGTTATCCAATTTGTAATAAGCTACTGGTGTAGTTCCTGTAGGATAGTTCACTATGTCTGTGGTGGATGTATATACACAAGCGGTTTCTGCCGCAAGTGTACTTACTTCATTTGATGATAACGCTTTGTTGAATATCCTAACTTGGTCAATACTACCTTCAAATAATCTTCCTGCAGAGCCTGACCAACTACCTCCGATAGAAGTGTTATATGTTGAATTTTCTTGGAACGCATAACCAATGCCATCCGTAAGACTCGTGTCCTCCGTTCCATTTATGTACATTTTTATACTGCTATTTGTAGTCATATTTGGGAAATCAACGCTTACCACAATATGTGTCCAAGTATCGTCAGGAATAGTTACAGATCCATACGTTTGCTGAACACCTCCAACAGAACCTGACCTACTAAAAGCTAATTTTTGATTTGGCGCACTCCCATATCCAGTGGAAATTGCCCATCCCCCTGTAGAATTTGTAAACCCATCCGCAATAATCACATTATCATTAGAGTTATCTGTTACAAATATCCAAGCAGAAAAAGTCATAGTTTTGGTTGCATAAGTAAAACCACTGCCTAAAACATCTTTTATAATACTGCTGCTTCCGTTAAACCTTGCACCCCAATTTATATGTCCATCAACTCCAAAGTCAATATCATTAGGTGTGCCTGAGTAGTCAGTAGTCGCATCAGGAGCAGTACTTGCATCGTAATCAAGATTGTATAACGCTACACCACTTGAATCACCAAATGGGTCTGTGGAATCAGTTGTACAAGTTACTGCACCACTAGAGGCTACAATCCCTCCAGTTGTAAAAAATTTTTTGTTAAAGCTCATATTATTCTATTTCATCAGATGAAGGAAAAAATACTACACTGTATTGTAAAACATCAGCGTAAGAAGTAAAAGCATTAACCTCAGCTTCTAATCTATCAGCTTCAGTTAAAATGCCTGCCCTTTCTGTCTGTACATCTGAATCAATATTTATATCTCTTTCTGATTTTCTTATGACTTGCCAATCTGTAGGCTCTAACATTTTACCTGCCTTAGATTTAATCTCAGATAACTTACTTGCTTTGATGTCGGCTATCTTATATCTATTTTCTGTCTCTCCTGTAGGCTCTCCATCTTCTCCAATGATGTCCATCTCTTGACTAAAGTCAATATCTGTAACATCATAAGTGAATACTGAATCATCTTCATTAAAGTATAAGCCGCCTTTGGTTTGAGTTAAAGGATTATAGCTAGGCTTTATAACATCAAAAAAACCCTCAGCTTCATGAGCTGCTGAGTCTGCATTTCTAAAATTTAGGATCACACTTCCATCATCCTTCGTGTATTGTGATGGTAAGCTTTTATATATTTTTACTTGACCATTTATAGTTTTTGCTTTCATATTATTAAGGAGTTGTATCAGTTGTATAAGTTGCTATTGCATAATTCAGTATTGCATCTGAATCATTATCATCTAAACAAACTACCTGAATCAAATTAGTTCCGCTAGTGTCTAGATTATTGCTTCCCACTTTATTAATTGCAGAAGTTGTAAAACTATCAGATAAAGTTATTACCGCACTGGATAAATCAGATCCAGATAGTAAAATGTCTATTACAGTTCCTTTTTTTATGTTCTGTATATTAAGAGTTGCAGTCCCTACATTTCCTGTAAGTTCAAAAACCGCATAAGAGGCAGCATTTAAGTTAATAGTCCCAGTAGTAGTAGATATATCTTGTTTTGCTGTGTATCTATCAGTAAGCTGATCATATCCTACAGAATCATTCGCTATAAATGAAGATCCAATGGAAGTAGCTACAGTTCCATCCGCTAAAAGTATCTGTGAGCTAGTCCCAGAAGTTTTGACGAAAGAAGTAGCTTCTAGTCTCCCAGTTGTATCTACTTGTATATTTAGATCATTCCCTACTCCATCTGTAAGCTCTTTAGTAGAGCCAGACGCAGCAGCATTATCAGTAAGCTTTATAATCCCCTGATAAGTATCTTTTATCTTTAAGCCGCTTAAACTCGTTCCCATATTATATTTTTTACAAATTTAACAAAATTATATTTCATTCCATAGATCACTCTCTGAGTTCCAGTTACTATTCATCACTTCCCAAGTCTCAGGAAGTCTTTCATTGTATCTATCCCAAACTTCATTTATAGAATCCCAAGTTAATGGAATTAGATAGTTGTAAGATTGCCACCTATCCTCTGTATTATTCCACAGATCCTCAAGATTATCTTGAAGATATTTTTTTATAATCTTTTTAGTCTTTTTAGACCTTGATAAATTTGTAAAAGACAGTCCTAACATTATTTAGGCTTTCTTAAATAACAGATTACCTGTCCATGAGTTATTGAGATATTGGTAAAGTTTCCGTAAATAATATGCCCTTCTTTAATTGAAAAGTCTGTGTAGCCAGAGTCTCCTCCAGATATGTCGTTTGTTAATGTTATTGTACTATTCTCTGTACATTCTATAGAACAAAAATACTCTCCAGATGGAGTAGAGGAGTTCCCATGTGTATAGTCTAGAAGTCTAAAGCCATAATCTCCAAAAGACATTCTATAAAAATTATTTGAACTGTATAAGTCTCTAGTTGCCATTATTATCTTTTTTTACCTTGTCCCTTATATTTTTTCTTCCATCCTTTTTGACCTTTGGATGCATTCTTAGAATGAACTCCTTTCCTCTTTTTTTTATTCTTTTTATAAAAAGAAACCTCCTTGATTTTAGCCATATTAAGAAGTTTTCCCTTTTAGCTTTTCAAATGTCCTTAAACCTCCTAACCCAAGCATCCCCATCAGTACAGTAAAAAGAGGCTCTGTATCTAAAACAGGAAACTCCGTATCTGGATAGATAGTTCTAATAATTGGATATATAAGGAAATGATAGCCAAAGGATAATGATGAAATCCAGCCCACACTAGGGCGCCAACCACTAACAAAAATACTCCTATGTTTTGCTTCTGCTTCATTTATTTTAGTTTGAAGTTCTATTAATTCTTTTGGATCAAGCTCTTTTCCTTTTATAGCCTCTCTAATCTCCCAAGCCAGTCCTCCAATAGCTGACTTTTCATTATTTTTTCCACCTAATAAACCTAATAATAATTTAAGCATAGAGTTGATCCTGTTGTATTACTTATATAACCAGATGACATCTTGATCCTTTGTGGAGTCTGAATCCACATGGATAAAAACCTCATGGATTCCGATCCTTGATAGACCAGCCTTGAGCAATGCATTAACAATAATGAATCTATTTCTGGATCCAAGGTATTTAATATCTGCTGCACACGCTCCTCCCTCTGTTGTGGTGAGATGTGAGCTGTTGGGCTTTCCTCCCACTTTTTTGTTATGCTCTGGCGATCTAGCTCCACTATTGATGTGGAATGGTATTTTGGCATAATCCCTAGCCAAATCAAGCTTATTGAGGAAATCACTAGACATATAATCAGCGGCAGATCCCACTTCCATATCTGGGCTATCAAATTCTTCAATTTTAAAGTTTTTTAAATTCATTGATCATTACATTTACATTCATTTTCTCCACATTTACATCCCTCAGATCCTTCTACATCTTCAGCAATAAGAAGTCTAGAGATGGTCTGATTCTGCATATCTATAAGCATAGACTCTAGTCCATCCTTTTGAGTAACCAGCATCTCTACTTTCATTCTCAGAGATGATATTTCTTTTCTAGCTTCTTCCAGCTCATTGGGTCTAGACCCTGTTATAGCTGCTATGATCATCGCTAAACTAGCCGCCAGCATTCCAGTCAGGGTAGTTAGAATGTCTCTATTCTGACTAGGTATCTCATACTGAGAAAGATAATACATAATAGCTATTACCATTCCAAAGATCATCAGAGATCCAAAAAAGTGTCTTATATCTTTATTTCTATTTGAAGTACTTGTACTCATTTTTTTAGGGCTTTTACTATGTTTACTAATGTGTATGTTAGCGTAGCAATTAATACTAAAAACTGGAGGATAGGATTTATCTCACTTACGCTAATCATTAAAGCTGATAAATTCAGCCCATATAGTCCAAAAATTCTCATATCATCCATTATCTTATTTTGTAAAACAGCCAAGCCTTATCTTCTCTAGGCTTACAAACTGTCATTGTTTCATTTCCTCTATAAAAGCATAAGCTATAGCTGTCTAGAGTATCTTTCCTAAAAACAAAAATCTGATTATCAATTATATCAAGATCTCCTTTTGCTAAGATTCTTATGCTGTCATTTTTTACAAACCTTTGAAAAGTATTATTTTCTTTTATCACCACAAACTCCCCTTGTTGGCTAACCCAAAGCCCATATATATCATTATGCTGAGCTAGTACAAAAGTACTAAATAGTAAAAAAAATATTTTTTTGATCATTATATTATAGCTTCTCTATCCTGTTTGATATTTCAATGATTGCTCTAAAGTATGACTTATCCTGAAAGTCATCTTCTAGATATTGTATATTCTCTATCTCTGTAGTGTAGACATTAAAACTGCTGGAGCTTAAATCTGGATAGCCTGCTGATCTAGTTCTAACAGCATTAATCACTCCATCTACTATTTGATTAACCTGAAGTTCTCCTCCAGAATCTCCATCAAAGCCAGTAACCACCTCTATCCTAGTTTCACAGTTTATAATAAAGGAGTCCTGAGTTCTGTCTATTTCTCTAGTCCCTACAGAATAAATTTTTATATAAGGCTCGCTCGCATCTGATGGCACTCTGTTATAAGCTGGAACTGGTGATCCTCCTGTAGGAGTAATAGTACCATCTAATCTAGTATAATAAACAGCCCTCAAGTGATGTAATGCCTCATTCATCTTTTTATATCTTTAATTCTTTTAACAATTCTATTAAGAAGATTTTGCAGCTCCACCCTTACAGCTGGAAAAAAGAAAGGCTTAGGCGCTCTGTCTTGAGGAAATGTGACCATCCTCCATTTAGGCGCCTCTTTAGTACCTAGATTAACTGGTATAGTCCCAGTAAATCCTCTGCCTTTAAATTGAGAAGCATAGCTGTCAGGAATACCTAACTCTCTAAGTTCTGATAGATCTACATCTCTTCCAATTCCAAATTCTATATAAGGTGAATACATTGTAGTATTTTCTACAAAAGCTTGATTTCCTGACTTTCCAAAGTTCTGACCTTGCACAAGCCCTCCTTTTGATTCTTTAAATCCAGATCCACTGATAGTCCTTTTCATTCTAGCATCTGCCAAAGCTACAGTAGTCCCTAGCTCAGTACTTAATCCTTTTTCAGAAAGTTTCTGGAGCTGCCCTATTTTTCTCTGCAGCTTCTTAAGATCTCTATTATTTATCTTAATATCAGCCAATTTCTGTAGCTTTTATAGTTGAATAATATTTATGACCACTATCAAAGATCTCATTAATTCTGTATTCAGTAGAGTCCCCCTCTATCTGTAGAATGTCATTATCCTGTATAGTGTCCGCTGTCTTTTTTCTAACTATCAGCTCTATGGATGTAAACTTTTTTCGCTGTACATTCTGAGTAGTTATATCTCCAGATATATCTTTTTTATATGCCCAGATAGTAGATATTGTAGATTTTGAGGAGGTAAAGCCTCCATATCCATCAGCTGACTTAGTTAATCGCTTTACTACTACCCTAGTGTCTAATCTTCCAGCATCCATTAAATAAAAATATTTTTCTCTCCAGCTAAAAACATCCTCACAGAAGTAGGAATGTCATTTACAGCTTCTCCAGTTTTAAATTCAGCTCTATTGTCATAGTAAGTAGAAACCAGCTGGAGTAGAGCATGATCATAATTAGATCCAGATAAGCCTTCAGTTATATAAGTGATTTTAACTTCTTTTGCTGGCAGCTCCTCAAGCTCTATGATCTCATTATTTAATCCTTTAGCTGAATAAGAGGCGCTTGATCCATCTACAGTAACTGAGCTGATTGATGCTACTGGCGCAAAAGGTAGATCCACTCTAGATCCTAGATAAGGAATATAGATAGTTCTATTTTTAGCCACAATATCCCTGCCTAGATAATTCTCTAAACAGACTCTAGCTGTAACTATCATCTTATCTATCAAAGTATCATCTGCAGTAGTGTCTACTCTTAAAAAGCTTTTAGCTAATGTATTGTTAATTAGCTCTGATCCTGTCACAGAATTTACTTTGGTTTGATAGTGAAACTCCTCTGGGCGCTCACTTAAATAGCCTCTAGTCTTAAATCCCATTATTTAGATCTTTTAGTAGTTCTTTTTGATGGAGCCTTAGCTTGCTTAGTTTCTTTTTTGGCTTTCTCCTCTTTCTTAATCTCCTTCTTAGCCTCTCCCTTATGCTCTTCAGCAATATTAACAGCTAAGTAGTGTCTGAGTTCCCTGCCTTCTAGCTCTACAATTTCTCCCTCTTTTCTCCAGCCATTGACTGAATAAACATCTTTTAAAATCTTTACTAACATAATTTTTATTTTTTACAAATTTAAAAAAAAAGCGCCACTCAGATAAGTAGCGCCTTTTCAATTAAAAACCAAACAATTAAAGTTATTACAAAAACAATTACGATTCAAAGATACTAAACAAAATCAAATCTATCATAGTAGATAGCATTTTTACCGCTTCTAGAGGCTCTAAATGCTTTCATGGAGCCTGAGTTAGGTATAACAAAAAAACCTCCGTAAAAACCGCTGTAAATAGCAAAATAATCTACTTTGTCTTTTGTGTATTTGTTTTTAGTATTATCTAAAGAAATATTAACTGAGTTCTCGTTTCCTCTAGGAGTTTTTTCAGATGACTTGATCTGGATCTTATATAGATCCTTACCAGTGTCCACTACACAATCATATATACTAGAGTCTAGAATAGGCATTGAAACAGTATATCCTCTTTTAGTACATTCAGCACAAAACAGATACTCAGCAAAGCAGCCTAAGTGATTAATCTCCAAAATTATCCTATTATCCTATCTCTAAGATAGCAAAAAAAAACCGCCCATCTCTGAGCGGCTTTAACAACAAAAATGAAAAAAGGATTATTTTGATCTGGGGGGATTGTCTAGCCTTCTGATTAAATCAGTAAGCCTCTGGATCTTTTCTATGGACTTATCTATTTTATCCATAGACTCTTTAAATGTATCTTTTTTATTCGTTTGCATAAATTAACATTGCTAATGTTATCATGGCACATGAATCAGCATAAGCATCATATCTTAAAGTTAAACTCAGTCCCCATACTACAAACGCTGTAATAAGTACCCATTTGATTTTTTTGGCGCTTGGTTTTTTCATAATACTACTTTTAGAAATGTATAAGCTACCAGATGAGCTACAATTATTGAGAAGAAGAGCATAAAGCCCAGCCATCTGAACTGTTTTTTAATGTTAATAATGTTTTTGCGCCTGCTTATTCTTTTATAGTTTTTTAGTTCCATATTATTTTTTTTGAATTAATGCTTGACCAGATCTAGTCATCTGGTTATTTTCTATTATCCACCAGTCCACTACCTCAGTTACACTGGCTTTTCTTAGGCTAAGATTACTGATAAAGCTTACAGCATCTTTTCTATCTTCAAAGGCTTTAGCCTTGTTGAAGTTTATAGTCCATTTATGATCCTCTGTCATAAACTCCTTAGAATTTTTACTCACCACAAAGTAAGCGATTTTTTTATACTCCATAATAGTTTGATTTTAAGCTAGTTGATTAATCTAAGATTTTACTGATACCTACAAGGCGCTGACCTATGGACTTCTCAATCCAATTCCTAGCATCTTTAACGTTCCAGAAGTCTGCCTCAATTACCAGAGGATTCCCTCCTATTTCAAATCTCACTGACCATCTTTGTGATCTTACTCTTTGACTGTTTCTCATAATTAGTTGATTTAATGGGAGCCTTTCGGCTCCCTTGGTTAGTTGTTTTTAATTATTTGACTAAAGGCTCGAACATATCTATAGTTTCTTTAATACTCTCAAGCTCCTTAGCGTACCAATCTCTGTAGTTTATAGCTTTAATCTGCATCTTTTTACCTAGCATATTAGTCCAGCTACAGTTCTCTTTGATTTCTTTGACTCCAGCAGCAGTCCATTGTGAGGGTAACCCAGAACCTTCAATAGGCTTTAGAGTAGCTTTACCATCTACCTTAGCGACAGTATTTGCACCTACCTCTACAATATAGTTGTGAGAGATTAAACCAGAATGTAGTCTAGTTTGAAATTCCAATGAGCTTTTTCTTTCTTTTAGTTTCTTAATAATTTCTAATGCATTCATAATATTAATTTTTAATGGGAGCCTTTCGGCTCCCTTGGTTAGTTATAAAGTAGAATCAAATTTAAATCCATCATTTGCACATATAAAGTCATAAGACTTTCTCCAGATCTTATCCACTCTCTTAGCTAGATCATCTGATAAAGAATCTTTTGATTGGATAAATAAGTCAAAGTAAAGATAGCCATCAAATAAGCCATAAAGCATATTAGAGATAGATCCATAGTTTCCATCATATCTTGACTTTCCTTGCTTGTAAGCCTCTCTAGATACCTCTGAAAGTATATCTAATACTTCAGTTCTGTCCTCTTGTGTAAAAATTTCGTGTCTGTTAAATCTTAAATGTTCCATAATTTCTAGTGTTGTTGTTGTTTTACATCTGCTAAACTACAATCTTTTTTTATTCCACCAAAACTTTTTTTATTTTTTTTAAAGTTTTTTTAGAGTAGGGGTAAAAAAAAGAGGATCACAAAGATCCCCTTTAATTAATCGCTCCTTAGATTATGGAGTCTCTAAAGCTGCTTTAGCTGTCGAGAATGTCCCTTGCACGATAGCATTGGGAGCATAGTTAGTAAGACCAGCTCTAAGCTGCGCTCTTACAGTTACAAAATTACTCTGGAAGTTTGTTCCATCTTCTCTAGAGAACTCAATTCCTAGATTCTCTCTGATCCAGTACTGAGTAGCCGCTCTTGAATCCATTGTCAAGAATTTACCAGCAGTTACAGCAGTGTTAATCGTTACAGGAATGCCCATGATAGTAGGCTGAAGTCCTGTGTAGATTTGCTGTCTTAGGTATTCATTAGCAGTAGATTTCAATAATACGATCTTATGCAAATCAGTAGGATTCAATAAGATAGTATCCGCTTGATAGTTAGACAAAGCTAACTGATTCAAAGCAGCTACTATAACATCATACTCATTAGCTGACTCTACAGCATCATCAAAAGCTCCGCCAGAAGTTACAAAAGCAGCTCCATCAGTAAAGAGTCCATCTAGATTTGGACTAGATCCATCTCCATTTAGAATCTCAGTATCCTCTACAGAAAGCACCTTATTAGGCACTCTTGCAGCTAGATAAGAAGATAGACCAGCTGTATCACTCAAAAGCTCATCAGTTACTTTCATAAAAGTTCCAATCTTCTCCATATTTACTGAAGTTGCAGTTACATCAAAGTCAGACTGTCCTAGCGCTGATCCTTGAGCTGTAGCAGCTGCATTGTCAGTGTAAGCAGATTCTTTAGGAAATCTTACAGTTTGAGCATCAGTAGATCCATTAGGAATCAATGATCTGATGTGTACTTTTCTAGATGGATCAAATTTGAAATCTTCGATCACTTGCTCTCCAGCGACTACACCAGTAAAGGTATTAGCCATTGTCATATCAGATGACTTTAGCTCAAACCTTGCTCCATTGTGAGTTCCTTTTCTTAGACCTTCTAGGGCGCCATCATTGACAGCTTTCTCTATTTGACCTTTAAAAGACAGTTTCATAGATGACTCAGCATCTTTTTTGGCTGCTATTTCTACAGCATCCATTCTTTTAGTTTGCTCATCAAATTTAGCGACAAACTCATTAGATAGGTTTTGGATTTCAGATTTTAGTACACCATCAATTTCATTTCTAGCGTTATCTTTAATCTGTCCAGAAGCCTTCTCTATTCTCTCATCGACAAGATTTCCGATCTTGTCTAATTGATTTTGAATTTCAGACATTTTAAATTATTTTAAATTATTATACACTTGAGTTAAAAAATCCAGCTCATCGTTTTTAACTTCTATCGGCTCTGTAACTTCTACAGTTGGCAGAGTGAATGTTTGAAATATTCCTTTGAGCTTATATATTTCAGCTTCTAGGGCAAAGCCTAGATCATCTGAGATATTTCCTTTTCTTAGCAGCTTAGCAATTTTATCAAATCTATCAGCTACTTTAGTCGGATCATAGTTTCCTTTATGATCCATTATTTTAGCCTCATCATTAGCGGCTAGAGTTACTGCAGAAACCTCAAAGAGCTTGACCTCATAGATCTCTCTCTTATTCTGAGCATTCATTTCTTTTCTTACTGGCATAATCCCAACAGAGTTCTCAGTGATCACTCCAGCCTTGATTAATTCCATTACATCTTTTCCCAGAGTAGTCTTAGCTATTTCAGCCTCAAAGACTAATCCCTTCTGATCCTCTTCCAGCATTCTCATTTTGCCTATTGGCTTATCCATTTCATGCTGATAGAGATACTTGACTCTATTACCATTTTCTGAGATTGTTTTTAAGTAGGCGCCTTTTCTAATTATGTCCCCATCGGAATCTACGTTATCAAAAACAGAGGCATAGCCTTTAACTATTCCAGCTTTATCATCTGCATCAATTAGCTCCCCCATGGGAGCTTGTTTAAATAATATATTTTTCATATTACAAAGATATTAATTTTAAAATTTAAATGATCCTATATCATCCTTTGCGCCTTTTACTGGAGGAGAATAAAATATTTGTTTGCCTTTGCTATCTTTCATAAACTTAACAGCTCCAGCTTCCCCTAATGCTAAATCTAATTCATAGAGTTCTAAAGGCTCTGAATATTTTTGAAAATAGTTATCTATTAGCTTATCTAATTCATTCATAAATTATAAGTTTTTTCTCTAAATTCTTTTATCAGTTCATCCATCATTTCTATCATGTCATCATGTATTACTGGAAAATATTTTTTTAAAACTGGATTTCCTACATATTTAACTTCAAAAGCATGGGCAACATATTCCCAATATTGAGGATTTATATTATTATAATATCCATTTGTATGTCCATGACCTACTCTGTTTTTTGTTAGCGCTCCTAAAATATCGGCAGTAGCTCCAAAATCTTCATCAAAATGTTCATCATCAAGGTTTTTAAATAAATCCCTAATCTTTTTTTGATCCTTTCTATTTTTAAATTTTACTCTTTCATATCTAGCACTAAGAGGATCTAATCCATGATTATAACCCCAAAACTCTTTTAGTTTTTCTCTTTTTGCTATTTGTTCTTTTGATCTACCTTCTCCAGCTATTTTCTTATGTTTTTTAAAAAACTTTTGAATAGTTGGATGAGTTTGAGATTTATTTATCCACCCTAGTTGATCATGTATTTCATGCCCATATTCATGCGCTAAGACTTTGTTTATAGATTTCTTATATCTTTGAATATCTATTTTAATCCTATTATCAAAAAAGTACTGAGCTGATCCTCCACCTCTATTTAAAACTAAATTTGGTTTTTTATCTCCTAAGAGTTCAAAAAATTCATCATTTATTTTTTCTCCCCTTACTGCCTTATCTAAGTTAGCTGGTTTATTTCTCTCTATTCTTTGTCTTATTAATTTATCTAATTTCGATAATCCAGAGGTATCTTCTACCACTACTGGATCTGGCTTCCTAGCTGTTACTATTTCATCTCCTATGAGCTGGCTAGTTCTGGCGCTTACTCCTCCTCCTAGACCAGTAAGAGAAACTCCTTCCCTAACTTCTGCTCCCTCTTTTGGATATACAGCTACAGAGCATCTACAGTTCACAATATTATGAGCTGAGGCTCCAGATCTAAAGTCCGCTGGCTTTTTCATCTGTACCACTCTGCCAAACTCTGGAACTGCAAAGGTCTGATCAAAGCCTACTACTTTGCCATTCATATTTAAGTGATCAGATTTATCTCCTCTATTGAATGATCTAGTTCTCCCATCTTGGGAGCTGATCCATTCTTTTACTAGACTAGCTTTAGGAAATATATCCTGAGCTGATTGCATTATTCCCTCATTAGCTGCTGAGGTAGCCTCAGTCCTTACTATCCTCTGAGCTTGATACTCAGTAATGCTTTTGAATCTATTCTGCAGGATCCTGCCCTGCTGCTTCCTACCCAGAGACTGAAACTCTGGATCTTTAAATAGATTACCTATGTTTTTCTTAAGCTCTTTTAGAGCAGTTCCACCCACTATAGAGATTTTACTTCCAGCTTCTGTCTGTCCTATCCTTGAGAATGTTGTGCGCCAAGTAGATTCATTTCCAGCCTGCTTCTCCAGAAATTTATCAAAGCTCCTAGCATACCACTTAGCAAAGTCTAAGCCTACCTCCTCATAGAGTTCTATGTATAGATTTTCTATATCTGGTCTTTGAAATAGTGTAGTAAATTCTCTCTCAGATCCAGTATTTAAAAAAGAATCAACCCCTTTGAAGTATTCGCCTTTAAGGTATCTCTTCCATCTAGAGACTTGCTTCTTCTCATTGAGTTCTAGCCTTCCTAAAAAGGCTTCCCTCCATGATTCTTTGAATTTTTTTGTATTAAGTTCCACCTAGTCATCTTGATTAGCTGATCTATTTCTCTCTACAAAAGAAAGCATAGCTCTGCCTCCCCAAGCATTGTACATAACATAGCCCTTATCATTCCAAGGAGTTCCTCTAAACTCTTCAGCTATTTCAGCATTCTGCTCATGCCTTCTTAAAAAGCTGTATATCTCATTAACATCAGATTGACTCAATGAGCGCCTTGCTGCTAACTGTCTGGCTCTAGCCCATCCAGTATCAGTTCCCATCTTACCCCTTAGATCATACTTATCATCCCAGTCTAAAACTCTCTGAGCATTATTAGTAGCACCTTGAGGATAATTATCATACTTCTTATTTTCTACTTCTTTTTTTGATGATAATGAATGAGCTTCTGGAAGTAGATCAGTGTCATAAGCTGTAGATCTAAACCTCCCACTCCTTAAAGCATAGAGCAGCCCATTGACTCTTCCTAGCGCCCACTGCTGTTCATTGCTTACGTTTGGTCTGACTGAGCTGGGATTAGTTCTGTAAGCTCCTATCCCTCTAACAAAGGATCTGGCTAGCATTGAATAGGTAGCTCTCTTTGCTGGATCATCTCCATACTTCTCATTATGATCATCCACTTTGTTTCTAAGAGCTGTCTCCATATTAGCGCTTATTTTAGGCGCCTTTAATTCCATATCATACATTTCATAAAGAGCATCATCAAAATCCATGTGATCCTCTTCTGAGGCTCTATCTGTATAATACTCATCCAGCCTTCCCTCCTTAGCTGCCTCATACTCCTCATGACTTTCAAAAGGCATATATACTGTATTACCATCAAAAAGATGCTGGTGATAACCGCTGCCTCCCATTTGCTCAGCTCTATCTCTAGCCTCTCTTATTGTGGTGAATACATCATTCATACCCCTCACTTCTGTCTTTTGCATTTTCTGCTCTTCTATAAGATCAGCTATATCATCAATATCACTACTAGGATCTAAAGGAAGTAAGTTGGCTGGAATGTAATACTGATTCATTTTATCAGCCTCTTCATCTACTCCGTAATTCATAGCGGCTCTTTTCTCATTCGGAGTCAGCCACCAGCTCTGAGACATTTGTCCCACTATCTTTTCAGTCTCCTCCTGCAGTTCTGGAATGGCACTAAAATCAAAATCTATATATAGCTTATCTCCATACTTAGGAGTAAGCCACCTATTAAGCTCTTCTCTGATCTTAACCATTTCAGGGATTACAGCGTTTTGATATAAGGCTTTCTTAGCCTCCTTCATATTGTTGTATGTAGCAGAATCCGTATTATTAAGAAGTTGAACTGGTATATTATAGATATTACAAAGATCTTTTATAGTTGCATTGTACTGCTCGATCAAAGATAAATCTGAGGCATTGAGTCCAAAGTTTACCCATGATAATTTTTTGGGAGTTATAATAACATCCCCAGCATTATTTGATCCTTGATAGGTATTTCTAAACTTATCCTTTAGCTGTTTAGCCTGTGATTCTGTTATATCCCCTTCATCAGACACCAGCATCCCTCTAGCTGTTTGATTCTGTAGATACTTTACTCCAGTAGTTAGCGCCTCATTATTAGCATCCATAGATCTAAGTCCTGCTTTTAATGGACTCATCCCATAAAGATGAGACCCAGAGCCATCATAGTAAGGATTATAATTCTTTATATGACAGATCAGCTCAGCTGGTATTTTATAAGTCCCATTATATTCTAGAGTATATTCTTTGACTGGCTTCATTAAGCCTCCACTATGTATCTCTACTACCTGACTAGGCAAAACATAAAGCTCCTGAAACTTTCCTGTATTCTGTCCTGTCTCTGGAGCTATCCCATAGATATATCTATTTCCTGTAAGTGACCCAAAAGCCACTATCTCCTGAATCCAACTAGTATAACTCTGTGATGGATTTGGTCTGTCTAGGATTTGATGCAGCTCAGTATCATCTACTTGTACTAGCGCCTTTTTATGGACTATCTTAGAATTTAAAAGACTAGAGCTGTCATATATCCCAGAAGTTAGAGACTTATATCTCTTGAGTTCATTGTCATTCTTTACCTCATAAACCTGAAAAGGAATAGTAGAGGCTGTCTTACTTAAGAGATTTACTAAGGAGTATATAGTAGAATTGAATCTGTAGCCCTTATTAATGTAAGTATCATCATTCTCTGTAGAGCTTATTAAGTTGTTTCCTATATATCTATAGACTAATTTATTATATGCTTCATTGGTTGCTTGGGAGCTTTTGCTTATAGCACCCCTAAATCTATCAAAAATTCCCATTAAATTATTTTTTACAAAAATATAAATTAAATTACAAAGAAGCTGGATCTATCTCCCCATACTGTATAAACACAATATCTCAGGCTATCATGCAAGTGATTCCATTTATCGCATGGCTTATTTATGATAGTTCCATCTTTTAAAACATCCCAGAGATAGTTCTCATACTCTTTCTTAAAGTTCTTAGACTCTACAGATAAATGTATATTAAATTCTTTTAAAAAGCTTATTCCAGCATTAATAGATCCTTGACCTTTTTTACTGGCTTTATACATATTACCTACCTCATCTATTCTTCTCAGCTCCTCTCCACTCTTTGGCTCTGCTGAATCATATATACACAAAGTGTCTTTATACCCTAGATCTGATATATACCTAGATAGATCTCCATTTGTCATTCCTAGCCTGTAGCATACCTCATGCACATAAAGATCCCCACCCACTCTTCTGACCTCACAGACTGCCGCTGGATCATTTGAGTATCCAAAGTCGATCCCTAAATAAACCTCATCAGTCTCTGGAAAATCTCTGTAATCTAAGAAGTTCCAGTTATTAAATATCTGGCGCTGACTAAATACAGCTCTCTGACCTTCTCCAAAGACCCTATAAAAATCTGGATCCTTATCCTTTAGCGCCTCTATACTTCTTTTTATATTATCAGATAAAAACTGATTATCTCTAAATGTCGTTATCCATTCATCTGTTTCCTCTTCTGGCAAATCATATAGCCAGCTAGTTACATCAGATGGATTATAAGTAAAAATTAAGAACTGCTCTGTTCTTAAATCTATCTGCCTGAAGTCCTCTTGAGTCAGCTCATTAGCCTCCTCCAGTAAAGCTATATCTCTTTTTCTACCTCTAATCTTTTGCGCCATATCTAAGGAAATAAAAGAAAGAGTAGATCCTTTATAGGTGAATGTATTCTCAGCTTTATTGTGATCACCCTCCCAATAGATATTAGTCTCCTGAAGTATTTGGATCATATCTCTCATTACTGATCCTCTTAGACTCGGTAGAGTCTTTCTCACTATATCAATTAACAAAGGTTTATCTGTGGTCTGTAATAAGTAGGCAATAAACTGGCAGCAAGCCCAAGACTTTCCAGATCTGGATCCACCACTATGTACACGATATCTTTTATCAGAGTATAGTAAATCATAAAACTGTCTATTTAAATACTGCTCTACTCTTTGCGTTCCGCTGGCTTCCATTCAATCAGTGTAGATTCTATTGCGCCTTTATGTTTTATCTCAGTTCTAGTTCCTGACAGCCTATGAGATTCTTCCTCTGTAGCTATCATTTTCATAGCTGCTATCTGTAAGGCATTAGATTCAGAATCAATCCAATTAGAAAGCATCTTAGTCTTTTTGCCTATTCTCATCTCCTCCACAGCCTTTTTTATAGTGTCAGATTTGTGTAATTTATGATGATAAAAAGTCTCTCTACTACAAGGCAAAAAAGCCACTATATGCTCAATAAACATCAGCTTATTTTTCTTGATTGCTGCCAGAGCTTTCTTCTCAAGTTCTTTAGTATCGTATGCCATTATACGTCAGTGTACCAGTTAATATTAATTCCAAATAAAAACAAAAATATTTCTACAGTATGCTTTTTAAAAATACCCAGATCTATATCATCAGTCTCTGAGCTATAATAATTAGCTCCCAATACAAGTCCCATAATCGGATAAAAAGTAACCTCTCCCATTTTTTAAATTTATACAAAGTTAATTAATCTATTTCAGTTATTATTACCTTGTTGTTTTCTCCCATAGTTCTATAAAAACCTCCATTCTTAAAATCTGGAGCTATTTCAAAAACTCCTTGAGTTCCATTTTCTCTTCTTTTTACTTTCTGCACATGAACCTCTACAAGATCTGAGCCATACTTAGTCCTATTATTAAGTTTTCTATAAACAGTAATATTTGAAAATGACTTATTAAAAAAGTCAGATGATCCAGAAATATCATAAGGAGTAGGCACTTTGTATGTGCCATTGAAGTATTCCATTTTCCTAGGGTGAGCTACTAGAAATAGATGAGTATTTGTTTTCTGACAAAACTGAGTTATCTGTCCAAGCATCTTAGAGATATAGCTAAGATCATACTGCTGATCATGCTGTAGCATATTCCAAGGATCTATCACACAGATATTAATTCCTTTTTGAAATACTAAATCCTTAAATCTATCTAGGATGTTTTTTAGACTGATATTTTCAATGTCAATCTTAATAAAGAAAAAATGATCTTCTATGAATGTCTTTGTTTGCTGTAGCATTTCTTTACTGCAATCTGTAGAATTAATTTTATTAGCCAGCCTTCTAATATGCGCCTCATAAGGAAATGACTCTGGACTAAACATAGCTATCTTATGATCATGCATTAGCGCCATATTTACGCAAATTTGATCCAGCACATCTGACTTTCCTGAGTTTGGGATCCCTGTTATGGTAGTCCACTCTCCCATCATTACTTTAAAGTTAGCATCAGCTCCCATTCCTATAGAGTAATTTTTAACTCCATTACTATTCCAGTTTAAAACATTATCCCATATAGTATCTATGTTTAGAACTCCCTCCAAGGGAAAGCTTAAAGGATTCTCTAGTATTTCTCTTAAGACTTTTGATCCACTCTTTACTAAGACCTCATTAGCATCTTTGAAATCTTTAAAATCTAAATACTGGCATCTATACTGTCCAAATCTTCTAGCTAATTCATGCCTAAGTGATAGCCCAGCTGAATCGTTATCAGTACATATAATTATATTCTCTATGTCTTTAAAATATTCCCAGCTGTTGTCTAAATATTCTAATCTCTGGGAGCCTTTTGAGGCTCCATTAGGTACTGAACAAACTGAATATATTCCACATTCATTTAAACTTAATGCATCTATTTCTCCTTCAGTTATGTAGACAGTTTTTGAGTCTTTAATATTATCTAGCCCATAAAAGATCAGCTCAGCTCCAGAAACCAATTTAAAGTTCTTATCACTGTCTCTGTATTTTACATTTATAAGCTCGCCCTCTCTGTAATAATTAAAATTTATAGCAGCTCTTTTATCTTTAGTTTGAGGAAAGTATTCTACTGATTCAGTGATTTTCCAATTTACTAAAGTACTTTCAGAGATACCTCTATTCTCAAAATACTTTAAGACACTAGGTGATAGACCAGAATCATTTTTGACTGGTCTAGTAAATTCCTTTCGCTCTTTGATTTTTACATTTCCCTTCCAGCCACAATTATGGCAATTATATAGACCTCTGAGAATGTCTACTGATAAGGATTTATCTGTTTTGTTTTTTCTAGTCTGTGAGCATTTTGGACAGACTAATTTCTGTTTAGAGGCATTTCCTTTAGGATATATGCCTATCTCTATAAAATCGTTAAACATTTGTAATTGTAATTGTTTGAATTTCTAATTGTAATAAATCTGATTTTTTTACTAATAAACAGGCATCTTTTCGACCCCATTTTTCTCTAGTGTACCATCTATAATATCTTTTAACCTTAGATTTTTTTGTAAATTTTCTAGCAAAACTAACTAAATCTTCTCTAAGATAAAAGACAAACTCCTGCAGCTCTATGTAATAAATTACTATGTATGTTGCTTTTCCTAAAAGCCAGCCATCATGACCATAAATTCCTTTTGCCTCTAACCATACAGTATTCTGATCCCTTCTACTTTTCACATCATAGGATTTATCTCCTATAAAAAAATCAATGTGCTGATATTTATTTTGATTCGTAGAAGATCTTTTAACAGGGCGCCTAAGCATCTTCATAACATACTCAAAAAGATCCTCCGCTTTTGACCCATCAGAGATCATTTTTTTTACTTTTTCAGTTTGTTTGATCATCGGTAGTTATATAATATATATATATTTTATTTTATTTATTTTATATAATAGCTTATATATATTATTATATATATTATATTATTATATACCAGAAGTAAGATTTTTAAGATTATCTAAAAACTTCATGAAATTCTGGTAAATAGTTAGGATTTGGTTTGTAGTAATATTTTGATCTCCATATCTATCAAAAAGAACCTCCAGCAAAATTTCAAATTCATGCTCACTTGAAAAGCCTATAAAAGAATAATTTTCTATACCCTTGAAGTCATTAGTAGCTGAGAATCTAATTCTCTGCCTATTTTGATCCCAGAATATCATTCTTTTTTTATACATCTTTTAAATAATTATCTATTGATTTTAAAACTTCATCAAGTGAATTAGACCACATTACCTTCCATTTGCGATTCTCAAGCTCTCTAAGACACTTTTTTTGGCTCTCTGTAGGTTTGTTATACCCAGCTTTTAATTCGATGGCTAAGCCGCTGTAAATCCCTCTTGGATCAAAAATCATTACATCTGGCATCCCAGCGACTACTCCCATCTTTTTAAGCTTAAACTGTTCAAACTTTGATCTTTTACCTTCGTTAGGAATGTGAACTGCAAAAGTTCCAGAATACTTTGTGCTGATATACTTCATTACTGACTCCTGCATCTTGTCCTCCTTGCCCAGATACTTCTCGAATGGGTTTGAACTCATATTTTAAATTATTTACAAAAACTATATCCTTATTATCTTTCTTAAAGTTCATACAAATTTCTAAAATATTACTAAACTTTAGAGCTAAGCCATCCTCAGTAGATAATAAATGATTTATTTCTTTTAAATGATGCAGCACTGTAGCATGATCAAATTTAATCCTATCTAGAGATTTCCCTAAACTAGCTAAAGATCTTACTGGATTTAACTCCTTTAAAATCTTAAAATAAATCCTTCTACCATCTACATAGTTCCTTCTTCTGGTCTTGTTTTGGATGTCTATTCCAAAATGATCGCATACTGTTCTATATACAAAAATATCTATTTCATTCATAGCTCTATACTTCCATCAAATAAAACATCTGAATCATTAAATCTTTTCTCTAATCCAGTTTCAATATATAACTTCCAATCCTCAATAGCTTGCAAATATCCAGCCCTACCTTCATCAATCTGATCATCATTTAAAGTAGCTACAGCTATTCTATAAGGCGCCTTTTTTTCAATCCAGATAAATTTAAAATTTCTAGGATCTATCTCCAGCATATCAGAATAGAAAGCAGCCTGCAGATGATAACCAAAAGACCTAACATGACTTCTAAACTCTTTTTTTCCAAAGCCTCTAGAATTGAATTGAGCTGTCTTAATATCCGATATAAAGTCTTGACCTTTCATATCTGGTCTTACTCTTACATTAAGACCTTGAAACTCTAAATAATGCGAAAGCTCAGCCTGACCTTCAAGATACTTTCTAGCCAGTTTTGCCATTTCATCATCTGACTCTATGGATTTTTTAACTCCATTGACTACAAAAACCTCATCTGTAGTAGCTACTATTTTACCCATGTTACTGAGTTCTGCAAACTTTTCTTTTCCTTCTTTTGTTCGCCTATCTATTTTTTCTTTAGGTAGGTGATAATTTTCTTTAAACTCTTCAGGCTCTAGAATCATCTCATGGATCATAGTACCCAGCCTATAAGCTGGTTTATCTTCATACTCTATTCTATTATAATCATATACACTAGTGAGCCAAATTGATTTAAGCCCACTAGCGCTGATATAATTTTCTTTAGAATGATATTCTTGATTAGTGTCTTTTACTATAATCATAACTAAAAGGCAAAATCTGAATCATTATCATCTGTTTTATCTACAGATACAGGATTATTACTATCTGGTCTTAAGACTAAAACATCAATATTTTTGTTGCTTTCTTTATCCCAAAACTGGACTGTAATATTTCCACTCTCCCATTTTGCAGCCTGAATTAAAATCTGTTCGCCATACTTCTCATGTTTTTTGACTGCTGATGGATTTTTTAAAATTTCTTCTAATTCTGTTTTTTTGAGGTATCCCCAAAGTTTTTCTACTGGTTTATTACTCATGATTTTTGTTTTTTAAATTTAGTTGATAGCCTATTTTTTTGTTCGGCTGTTAATTGAAAATTATTGTATGTTTTGATCGCTAGATTATAATCATTAGCCTCAATCATTTTATTAAAATCCGCCTCTGATATATAATCTTTCTCTCCAGTCCAAGCATTTATTCCTAGCCCATGCATCGCACAGGCTTTAACAGTTGCCCTCTGAATTGTATTCATCACATCTACAGAAGTGATTTCATCTTTGGTAATGGCTTTATTTCTGTTATCCATAATAGCCAGATCCACTGAATGATCCAGACCATCTATAGATACTACCACAGTAACCCACCCTGAGTTATTATTAGTGAAGTAGTTTAGATTGTCTTTTTCATTTTTCACCACCCAATATTCTGCTGATGGATGATGTCTCTTTAAGAAGTCCCAAGCCTTAGACCAAGCTAAATAGTCAAGGTTGCCTTTTTTGTCAAAATGCTCCCTTACTGGAATTTTTCTTAAATTCTCGTAATAATTGTTCGTAATAGTCATAACTGAATCCTATTTTTTTTAGGTTTAATAAATTATCAATAGTCCACCTCTTAGGATCTCTGATCCTAGAGTTTAATGTAGGCAGAGAAATGCTTAATTTTTCACATATAAACTGCTTACTCAGATCAAGCTTTAGCATTTGTATACTAAATTGCATGATTAACTTTTTTTTATCCATACATATATAATTTACGCAAAGATAAAAAAATATCAGTTTAAAGGAAATTATTTATAGAGTATTTTAAAAACAGAGCTGACATCATCATCCTGATTAGGCTGATGCATTATAATTTTATACTCATTGTTTTTGACTGAGTATTCCATATTATCAATAAAACAAGAGACTGGATCCTGCTCTGTGATAAAGTTCATCCAGATTTTATTATGAAATGAGATAGGAATTGGCTCTGGATTTGTGCTGTAGAATGTGCCTTCATATCTTTTTAAAAAAGTTCTATGATCGTTAATCATTTCCTGAGTTATAATGTCATCTATAGACCTTACAGTAGAGTCATCTCTAAAAGAAATAAAAGATCCAGCTATCCTTCCATCATGTTTAGTGTTTTTAAGTTCATTTGATAATATATTTTTACCTGACTTGTAAACTCCTGAATAAGTCTTAGACTCAAGAGATTCCTGACTCATTATAGCTGTTTGTCTTGTTTGGTTTATTTCAGATATCTTAAAATTATCAATAAACAACTGATTAAAATCACTGCTATGAGCAGTAGTCATCATAGGCTTTCCTAGTCTTATATCTACAAAAAACCCACCAGTATAGTCTCCAGCATTAACACCGCTTATTAACTCATGAGCTGATATTGGAGGCAGATCTAAGCTGAATTTTTGCCATTGGTTTTGATTCTGCACCTTGACAAAATCTCTCTCTCTTCTTATCGATGGATTAAAATTGTATTTCCATTTTTGCTCATCCTGATCAAAATCAATGTCATAAGTTGTAGAGGAACTAATAAAATAGTATTTGATTTCCATAGCGATCTCAATATCTATATCTGAATCTGTATCAGCAAAATAATCAAATTCTATCCTCACTGGAATCTTTTGACTTACTTCTGGCAGATTAGGAATGTCTGCTTGATCTGGAGCGCCTACAGTTCCTGCAGTACCTACCATTAATTCATTTAGAGCTTTTGCAGCCGCCATAGTAGAGGCATTATTTGAATTTGAACAAACTAAATAAGTATTTTTGCTAACAGGAAAAGGATTAGCTGTGTTGTTTACTGGCGGACTTATAAACTCTACTCCAGAAATACCATAAGCCCAATTATAGGCTTTATATAAAAAATGACTATTTGGATGTTTATCTTCATACTCATCAATTTCTACCTCATACTGAGCCTTTTTTACAGGCTTCAGGTATTCTACTATAAGATCATTATTTATAGGAATTATTTGATCTGGAGCCACTAATAAAACATCCTCTTGTAGTGTTTCTTTGAAGTTGCCATCTTTATCATAAGTCTTGAACTCTATAAATTCCTGACCAGTATTGGTTAATAAATCCAGTTGTGCATTTCTAAAATCTCCCATTATACATCTGCAAATTGATACCTCTCGGTAATATAGTCATTTTCTATTCTAACTGTTACTATATAGTTAGCTCCAAAATTACTAACGACATCTTTTAAATCCTGTGGATAGTCATCTATAGTAGTTACAGATTCATCAAAAGCTGATGATAAGCTTAATCCTAAAACAGCTGCATATTGATTTTTTTCAGCTCCAAATAAGTTATTATTTATCAATGGCTGAGTTCTAAAAGAATAGTATCCATTAGGCAAACTAAAAACAGCATTATCAAAAGTAGGAGTTCTAGGATTCTTATATGACAGGTTTGGTGGGCTAGGATCTAGGCTATTATTAGCTAAATTATACCCATAAGTAGATCCAAAACTTCTAAAATACCAGACCATCTTTCCTCCTATTTGACCCCATCGCCAAGTCTTTGGATCAGAACCATTTCTCATCCCAGCTCCTACAGATACATTTACTGCGTTAGTAATATCAAAAGCTGAAATTAGCTGAATATAAGAATCAATACTGTAAAGTGAATGAGTCTGACCTTCAATTTCTCCCAAAATATAATCCTCATGAGTTCGCTCAAATAATCTTCCAATTCCTTTAGCTCTAGATAAAGACTCTGTTATATTAATTCCATAATATGCATTCACATTAGCCCTAACATTGTAAGGAGGAACTACAAAACTATCAGGGGTAACCGCTTCCACTGGAGCCTCTACAACAGAAATAATTACATAAGCAGCAGCTGAGGTGTTTGTTCCGTTTGTTGCTGTGAAGTAAAATTGATCTCTTCCTACATAGTCAGTAGTAGGAGTATAGGTTACTGTAGATCCGCTTAGAGATGTTGATCCATTATCTACATCATCTGTGATAGCAAATGTTAAAGACAGACCATCAGCATCAAATCCTTTTAATTCTATTGTAGCTGGTATATTTTCGGTAGTTTTTATGTGGATATTGTCTATTATAGGAGTTGCTACTGCTGTCTCAGCAGACTCAAAAATCCTCTGATCTATTAAGTTTGAATTTGAAACAATATAAAAGCGCCCTTGACTTTGAAATATTCTAGAATTTATAGAGTTTAATATTTTTGTAAGCAAATCTTTAGCAGTCAGATTTAAATTAGAGTTGTTTACCACTCCATACTCAAAAATACTAATATCATGAAGCAAAGTATCTTGATCTGTACTAGAATATGTACTTTTTCTAATATTATTAGCTATAAAAATATCTAAATCTAAGCCTGTATTTTCTAGTATTTTTCTCACATAATAAAAGGCGCTATCAAAGTTAGATTGAGATCCATCTGAAACATCAATAGTTGGAGCAGTAGTATAAACTATATTAGAATCTGGCGCATCAAATCCATCCAGCAAACCTAGTCCATCACTTGCTATGAGCTTGATAGGATAGGGAGCTGTAGTGTAAGGCTCTTGATAAGCATCTACTATTAAAAATCCCTCCCAGTAAAACTCAAAACCTTGAGCATCTGGATCATCCCAATCTACAGCAGAAGTCTGCCACTGATCTGTTATAGAGTCCCACAATGGTGATCCACTTATATCTCCAGTAGATATTTTTACTTTATATTCTCTCTCATCTGATTCATACCAGTTGTCATAGTCGGTTCCCTGAGTTCCTGTTCTTTCATCCCACTGTGTCTCACTTAGATTCCAGTTGTCCTCTACATCATCCCAGCCTATTCCCCCAGTAGATTCAGTGACAAGTAAATTTATCTCGCAAGTAGATCCTATTATAGGATTATAGATATTGTCTTTATTATGCCATTTAATAGTTACAGGATCTCCAGTTCCAATCAGATCCTTTACAGATCCGCTGTAATTTTTCTGTAGAATTGATAATTTTCTTGGATTGTTGTATCTATCAGAAAAAACCAGTTTAAACTTTTCTCCGTATGACATTATAAAAATCTATTTCTATTCCTATTAGCTCTCTCTAAAGCTAATACTAAATCCTGACCTTCTAATCTAAAGCCTCCAGAAATATTAACTGCTCCTGTTTGCCCTATCATTCCTTTTAATTTATTTAATGGAGCTATGACTTCTGGATTACCTCTACCAGCTCCTCTATTATCTCCGACCATTGCCAGAGTTGGCGCTGATACTATACCTCCGTT